CATGAATGGGGCAATGTCGCCCATCACTGCGGTGTATTCGCCAGATCGACCCTTAGACTTTTCATAAGGCTCGCTACCGTCAGATGGAAATACCCATGTTGTTCTCACATCATCTCCAAGATCATTGCAACATCTTCTTCATCACGTTTGAGCTTAACACGCACCTCAAGGTCTTTGACCCTTTGCATGAGCAAATCATAATCAATTTGTTTTCTGACCGCAACCTCTATTGTTTGCTCGGGCGCGGAGGTTATTTCTTCTCTGACCTCGGGCGGTAGACCAAACAACGCCTCTTGCAATTTGAGTTTGCGCTGACCCTCTAGCTTTCGGTCTTTAGCCCATTGTGCATCGCGCTTCTTTTCGTCAAAGCCAAAATGACCGCCAAGCAGAATGTCTTCTACTGGTGTGGGTGCAACTTCAACGCCTATTGTGGCAAATGGTAACTCCGCAAATGATGCGTAGCCAAACACTTATGTTCCCCAAGTGGCAGATGGTGCGCTTGTTACCCACAGACCTGTTGCCGAGCTGTAAACCAGTATGTCGCCATTGTTTGGGTTTTGTGCTGAGACGTTATGCAGCTCATCCATTTCGTAGCCGTTTTGCACTTTAACAATCAACTTACCGTGAACTGGGTGAGCATGGGCAACGACAGCCACATAGACAAGATGCTGTGGCGCATACGGTTTGGTTGCGGTCAAAGCGCCTGCCGTGGTCGGGCTTAAATAAAGCTGCACCCCATCGGTGTACGCTGATGTGTCAAGGTCATTGACCAGCCCAATAATGGTTACATATCCATTGGAATTGTTGTCCAAGTCACTTGTTATCAACCCCAAAGTTTGCGCTGATGTCGCATCGCTTGTCGCCAACGCCTTTGAAACAGTAGGAAGTTGTCCTGTAGCGCCTGAAATATATACCGCTGTTCCCTTTGTTAAGGTTGCACCAGTAGCATTTCGCACTTGTTCAACAAGCACAGAAGCTGGAGACGTTTGCGATACCGCAATGTCAACAAGCGATCCCGCCGTGGTAACAATAACGCTTCCATCAGCAGATGCAATGGAGGTTATGGTGTTTTCAGCGGGCAACGTGACAAATACATCCTTTGTGCCAGCCGCAAGATTGAGGATTGACCCTGTAGATGAAGAGATTACGGTTGTTCTAGCTAGCGTACCGCTAGAGTAAGTCCCAATCCCAACCTCCCATTGAGCGCCGCCTGAGATTGTGTAATAGGTCGTGTTACCGTTACCAATCGCCGTAAATGACTGAAACCCCTCAACCGAGCCATCTAGCGTGATCGTCCCTGTACCTGTTGAGGTAGTGGTTTGTCTGACCCGATCAGCTAAGACAAGGCTCATGCTGTCTCCACGCCTATTACTAAGCCATCAGCACCCCTGATAACTTTCTTGGGTGCGTTCAGCTTTTGCATGGCTTGACCAATGTTTTGCATGGTCTCACCGTGCAAGTTTGCCATTTGGTCGTGCATCATTGACATCTTGTCCATTGCTTGGACAATTGTCCCGCCCAACTCATTGGTTATTTGTGCAGCCGCTGCTTCAATGACTGGTAGGTCGACACCAGGGTTGCTGCCAATCCTTGCCACCATGATCTTAGTCGCTGCATCAAGTTCTGCTTTCCATCGTTCATATTCTTCCTTCCCTGCCATTTCTCTGGCTTTGATTTGAAGTTCATTGTTCTGCTTAACAGTCTCAAAATCGGCTTTCATTTGCGCCAATTGCATTTCGGCTTGCACCTTGGCTTGGTGCATTTGCATCTCAAGCTGTGCCTTGCCTTGTTCAATCTGAGCCTGTGCTTGCATCTTCATTTGCTCGGTTTGCGCCTGTGCTTGCATACGCATCTGTTCTGCTTGCTGATCAGCTTGCATTTGTAGCATCTCGGGCGGTGGGCCAGGCTGTTGTTGAGCCGCTTGGTCTGCCTTGTCTTGCAAGGCTTTCATTGCCCTCTCAACCGCGCTTTCCAATCCCCGACCGGCTCTGAACCGGCGCACAAGGAATAACAGCATTTCGGAAGCCATTGGCAAGGTTTCGGGCGCTTGGCTAATCATGGGGATTGCCTCACGCAAGAACAAACCGATAGCTTGGATGGCCTCTTGTGCGCCTTGCTTTTCTGCTTGCTCATCAATCTGAGCCAAGCTGTCAGCCTCAATTGCAATGTGGAAGTCCCTGATTGTGCTGTTGGACAACATTTGCAATGCCGCTTGCAACAATTGCGGGTCTTTACCGTCTGAGGTGTTCATCACCCCAGACATCTCGACAATCAACTCAGGCGGGTAGAACTTACAGATAATTTGCGCTTTGAGCCTAAAAATGTCGGTAGCAAACTTAGCCACGTCACCTTGGCTACTGCGTAAACGCAAGCTGCCAAAGTTGGCTTTGAGCTGTTGAGCGCCAAGGGTTTCTTGGGCTTTGGACGATCCACGCAAAATGTCCGATATGCCCATGATCTCGTAGATTGACTGCTTGACCTGTTCTCTAGCGGCGTACAACTCACGCAAGGTCACAATGATCTGCGAGGTGTCCATCATGTCGATAGCGCCTTTTAAGCCGCCTTTTTCCGACATTGCCGCCCATCCAGTGACAGGGAACAGCTTGTTGTCAACGCCCTCACTGAACATCCGCGCCAGTTCCTTGAACTCGGCATTAAACACACCGACCGCTTTACAAGCCTTAGTCAGCAGGTAAATGCGCTGGGTCAGGTTATCCAGCTCTTGCGCCTGATCCTCATACTCACAGTAATCAGGTACAGGAATCATTGTGCCGGTGGTGGTGGTTGCCATCAACGGTTTAGGGCATGGGAAGAATTCTTCTAGCTCTAGCGGGTCATCACGCTCATCTAATGCTTGCGGATAACCTTTGGCAATCCAACAAACCTTAGCCGTGCGCTTGTTCCAAATCTCATAGACCATCGCCTTTTTGTCGTAGGTCATCTTGGCGGTCAATGGATTCTTGCCGTCCATGTCGGTGTTTGAGCTGGTCAGGCTGACGTTGTTGAATACGTCACCAAAGCGCTCGACACCCTCCTCCTTGGTCATGTAGACAGCGCGAGCCACCCACCAGACCTCATCCCATGTGCGGGCGGGTGAATGCAAGAAGTCTGACCAGTAAACGTAATCAATAGGGCTGTGAGCCGCATCAATGCGCTCTGTCGGGTCTTCAATCGTGTTGTAAACCTGTGATTCGTCTTGCTCCACACCCTCAACTTCGGGGCGGTCATTGACAATTACAGGCTCATAGCGAATCCATGCCGTACCACGACCAGGCAGCAATCTGTCCTGAACCGCGCCACTCATTGCATTGTCAAAGTCCCCGAATTGCGTGGTCTCGTACTCCATGACACGCTCAAGCATTGTGGATGCAAGGCGACCCACAGGGTCTTGATCCATGTACCGGCGTGAGACTTCGGGCTTGGCTTGTCTGCCGTACAGGGCTGGGAACAGCACTTGGATGTTTGACCACAGGATGTTGAACTTCATCCTTGGCATTTCAATGGCATCACGCTCATCCCGATACCGCTTGACAACCTTTAAGCCGCGCTTCTCCCACTTGTCAAATATCTTGGTGGCGGTCTCAATCTGGTCATGCCAGTACGGGCCTGGGTCTTTGCCCTCATATGCGCCGTTTTCTTCGTACATGATCAGTTACCGCTGGCAAAGAAGAATGTCACATCCAATGTGCCACCCTCAGTTGCGTGTAGGCTAGTTCCTACGTTGGCGGGAAATGGGTGATAACCAACTGCCGGTGTAATTGTGCCGCACATAACTGTACCGCTTGCGCCACCGTCTCTAAGCACTAAAGTGCCTGAGCTGGTGCTGTTAACGTAAAAACCAAGCAATTGGCATGGGCCTGTTGTGACTACTCCTGTGGCGGTGATGTTTTTATATGCACCGACTTCTGCTACTGGCTGGCTCATATGCGTTCCTCTTTATGTTGCATCTCAAAGTCCCACAGCTCATCCAATGTGATGGTTTGCAGGGTCTTGCCCTTGGGCGGTGTCTGATCTTTTGCTTCTTGTCTATAAGCTACTGCAAGCATTCTAAACGCATCTGCGGGGTGTGAGCACCAGTCATGGCGCGGAGTTTGACGAAAAGTTTTCTTATCTTCATCGTATTCCCGCTGATATTGCCTTAACGCTTCTAACCCCTCATCGCATCTAGAGTCAAAGTAACAGATGGGCAGAATCATCCGCACCGCTTGGATGCCGTCTTGTATGCCAATCTCAGGCACTATCGCCAGCTTGCTCATGCCGCCCAGATGTGCCGCCAATTGCTCAACAATCGACTTACCGCCCGAGGCCAAGGTTTTGGCTCTTGCGTCATGCGGTAGGTGATGGCGGGTGTATCGGTAACCCTTGGCTATGACCGCATCACAGATTTCCTCAATACTAGCGCCGCTAACAGCGTAATAGTCCATGACCCTGATCTCGCCCCGCACTACCTGATAAAACCAAATGGCGGTGTCGTCTCGGTAACCTAAGTCCCATGCTGTATAAACTGACGATTCAGGCTCAAACGGCAACTCACATATTCTGCCCTCATCATCAGCCAAGCGCATTTCATGACCAAAAAACGCACCAAGGATAGCCGCATCAAAGCTGCATTCATACTCTTGGTCATATTGGTCTTGGCTTAACTGTGACCGAGCCGCTTGCAATTCTGAGTCGGGCAATATCTTAGACACGGATGCTGGCAGCCTTAACAGAAACCAATCTGGCACTACCTGACTGACTTTGTAAATGTCGTGAAACTGGTTTTTGCCCTTTGGCGTTCCCCCAAAAACGGCCCAACCGAGCCGATCACTCAAACACGGTCTGATGATGTTTCCCCATACGCTTGGTCTGAAGTCACCGTATTCGTCCATATATACGCCGTTAAAGCCCATACCCCGCATTGAATCAGCGTTATCAGCGCCAAACAGCATGATCTTTGCGCCGTTCACTAGCTCCACCATCAGGTCGGCTTCGTTGGTGACTTTGGTTACTGGCGCGGCGTAGTGCTTGAGGTAATCCCATGCCACCCGCTTGGCTTGGCTTCTAAATGGGGCTATGTAGGCATATTGTGCGCCCCTACCGCTTTCGGTAATGGCTCGTTTGATTAGGTCATTGATTGCCGCTACGGTCTTTCCGGCTCTACGGTGGGCAAGTAGGCATGACCATCTTTCTGTCCTCAAGTGAAACGGCATGAAAGCCGCCCTTGGGTGGTAAGGGATGATTACTTCACGCCGCCCCATGTCACCACCATTTCTACCGGCCCATCATCCTTGCCGGTGATCTCTGTCCTTGCTAGCTTGGGTACATGGTATTCAACCACTGATTGGAATAACTCAAAGGCTTTGGCAGGGTTTGGCTTTATATCGTGGTCAGGAACGCCGTTAGCAACCTGATCAAGCCAGTGCTCTAGGCGGTGTGAGTTGTTGTCAACAAACATGGCTATGGCCTGCCTAGCTTCAACTGTGCGCTTGTTTGGCAGTCCCGCTGGTCGCCCTGGCCCTGCTGTTGTTTTTTCACCTTTTTTAAACGGCATATGTTAAGGTTGCTTTACAATATGGTTTTGGAGGAATTGCAATGAAACTGATTATAGTTAAGAAGTCCGATTCTGGCTACACCGTTGAATTTGACAAAGAGCTGACCGATTTGCCGGAAGATGATCAAGACGCTTTTGTTGCTGATGCCATAGCTGCCCTTGAAGATAAGCTGATGTCGCTGCGGTATGACTCACTTTCTTGAGGCATCTTTCCAGCCGCGCTGTTTGATTTTTTCTTCATAGGCTTTAATTTGGTCAATCAATTGTTGGTCAATGATTTGGAACACGCCAGCCTTGCGCTTTTCTAATGCGCCAATCACTGCATCGTGTATCTGGCTTTCATTAAATGGCTTGCCGTTTTTGTCTACGGCGTTTTCGTATTCTTTGCGTATTGTGTTGTATCGGTCACGCATAAATACTTCAGATGGCACATTACCTATGCCGCCCACATATTTGCCGCTAAAGTCTGTTGTGTAGCTTGGGTTGCCAGATGGCGATAGTGTTAAAGGTTTTTTGCCATGCGACATCACCACATTTAATCCATACCCACGCGGAACACCTAGCAAATCTTCAGCAGTAATTGCGTTGCTTATGTCTTGCCGGTTAAATTTAAAATATTTTTCGTTGTCTTCGGTGTACATCGACCGCACAAACTTTTTGCGTAATTGCCCATTGTTTACATCAAGCAATTGCGCTCTACCCTCTGGCGTATTGATGCCTGCAAATTCTGGGTAATCCTCTTGCACAAATTTATTTATTTCGTTTGCCTTAGATTTTGCGGCTTTACGTTTATCAAATAAATCAATTAGCACCGTAGTGGGCTGCACTGAATAATTTTCTGAAAACGCTCCCATTGTGGTGGGTGTTTGTAAAACAATGCCCGAGCCACCAGCGTCTAGATTTTCTTTTCTCGCAACATCTACACGGTCTGCAATCCTGTCAACAATGCTTTTGGCAGATGCGCCGCCAATATTCTTTTGTTGATGTAAGACATCCATCAAATGCCCTTGCCCGCCAGTAGTAATTAGCGGGTTTAGCAATGTTTCATCTGATACAGACTCAATTCGGACGTTTCGGCTGGAATTGTCCCAAGGTATTGTGCCTATGCTTGCGCCCTTGTATTTTTGTATATCAAATGCTTGC